AGAAGAAGAACAAACTGAACGCTCTACTCAAAAAGAAGAAGACTTGGAACGTAGAGTTGCTGGTCTTTATCAAACAAGAGGTAGACGAAGTTTACTATCTGGAAGAAGAGGTGGACAAGGTTTTGAATTACAAGCATCATTGATGAGTAAAGATAAACTCGGAGCATAATGCCAGTAGAATCACAAATACAACCACAGGTTAATCCTAACGAAAGCCCTGTAAAGCAGTTACTTAAAAGGTACGAACACGCTAAGGCGCTTAAAGACCAATGGAATGGAACGTTTGAGGAATGCTATGAGTACGCGTTACCACAACGTGAATCGTTTTATACTGAACAACCAGGCAGAAGACGTACAGATAGAATATTTGACGAGACTGCTGTAGTAGGTGTTCAAGAATTTGCATCACGATTACAAGCAGGAATAGTACCAAACTATGCACGTTGGGCTGATTTTGTAGCTGGTACAGAAGTACCACCTGAATCTAGAAAAGAAGTCAATATGATGCTAGATGAAGTAACAGAATATGTATTTGAAATACTACAAAACTCTAACTTCTCACAAGAAATACATGAATCATTCTTAGATATTGCATTAGGTACAGGCATTATGTTAGTTGAAGAGGGTGATGCTATAGATCCAATTAGGTTTAAATCTATTCCATTACCTCATGTTTACATGACATCTGGACATGATGACAAGGTAGACCACATATTTAGAACAAGAAAGATTAGAGCCAAAGAAATATTAGTTGCTTATCCAAATGGATATATGTCCGATAAAATGATGATGGATTTAGAAAAGCAACCAGATAAAGAATACGATATTGTTGAAGTAGTCTATAGAGACTACATGAATACTAAAGAAGAAGAGTATCGTTTTTGTGCTATTTGCAAAGAACATGAATTTAAAATATTTGAAGAAACCTACAAAGGACTAGGTTCAAATCCATATTTAGTTTATAGATGGTCTAAATGTGCAGGTGAAACATATGGTCGAGGACCATTAATGTTAGCCCTACCAGCAATTAAAACAGCTAACTTAACAGTAGAATTAATACTAGAAAATGCTCAAATGAGTATTGCTGGTATGTTCCAAGTAGAAGATGATGGCGTAATTAATGCCGATAATATTCAACTAATACCAGGAACAATCATTCCAAAAGCTCCAGGATCTTCAGGATTACAGCCAATTCAAGCTCCAGGAAACTTTAATGTGAGTGATTTGGTACTCAGAGATATGAGAACCAATATCAAAAAAGCCTTATACAACGATATGTTAGGCACACCAAATGAGAAAACACCTATGTCTGCAACCGAAGTAGCAGAAAGACAAGCTGATTTATCACGTCAAATAGGTAGTGCATTTGGTAGATTACAAGCAGAATTAGTTACTCCAGTCCTACAAAGGGTTTTATACATTCTCAAAAAGCAAGGAAGAATTAGAATACCTAAAGTCAATGGGCGAGAGATTAAAATACAGTCGTCAAGTCCATTGGCGCAGGCTCAACATCAACAAGATGTAGCTACAGTAGATAGATTTTTAGGCATGATACAAGGCAGAGTTGGTCCTGAACTAACCAATTTGATAGTAAATCAAATGGAAGTTGCTAAGTTTGTGGCTAAAAAATTAGGAATTCCTGAGAACTTAGTACGTTCTGAGGAAGAAATGCAACAAGCTGCACAACAAATGCAACAAATGATGCAACAACAACAACCGATGGAGGATGAAGCTCCTCCAACATAGGAGGCAAAATGGCAGAGAACAAGCCCAACACTCTGATTGGATTAGACGGTATAACCAGACAACCACGAGATGAGGAGAACTTAAATACTTTGTGTCATCAACTATTCACATCTAGTGGGGGTTCTGAAGTATTAAGGTACTTAAAGTCAATGACAATCGAAGCAGTAGCAGGTGCAGGTATATCTGATGCTGAATTAAGACATCTTGAGGGGCAACGTTATATCGTTGGTTTAATTCAAAGACGTGTAAACAAAGGAGCAAGTCAAAAAATTGTAAAGGAGAAATCTAATGGCTGAAGAACAAGTACAACAAGAAGCGCAACAAGAAGAAGTTGCACAAGAACATCAACAAGATGTTTCACGTGAAACATCTGAGATAAGTGAAGATAGACCAGAATGGTTGCCAGAAAAATTTGCTCGTGCAGAAGATATGGCTAAATCATATGGTGAGCTAGAAAAACTTATTGGTGGGAAAAAAGACGAATATAGAGATATTATCTTATCTGAGTTAGCAGAAGAATCACGTGCTGAAGCACCTGAATCTCCAGATAAATACGAACTTCCATCATTGGTAGAGGGTATATCTGAAGAAATGGTTAACGAAAATCCACTTACTGAATGGTGGAGAAATCGTTGTCATGAAATTGGAGCTACTAATGAAGAGTTTCAAGATGGTATTAACCAGTATATCGACAAACTTATGTTGCCAAATCAACCTAATCTAGAGGGTGAAGTTGAAAAATTGGGTGAAAATGCACAAGAAAGATTAGATCATGTGACTAATTTTGCTCAAACATTCTTTACACCTGAACAATTTGAGTTAGTTTCAGCAACATTAGGTACGTCTGCTGAGGGTATTGAGGCTCTTGAACGTATACAAGAAGCTACAAAATCTACAATATCGAGGTCAAATGCTGTCGCTCAACCTGAAAAACAACTATCTTTAGCTGAAGTTAGAGAAATGATGAACGACAAAAGGTATTTTGATCCAAGATACAAAGAACCTGCATACGTAAAACGTGTCGATGATGCATTCGCAAGGCTCTACAGAGAGTAAGCTTTATGTAGAAAAGACTATTCCAGACCACTGCTTTTCACTTTCAACTAAATTGAAGAGCAGTGATAGGGAAGAGATAGCAATAATGGGTAATGATCCCTTGTCTGCTTTGCTTTCTACACAAAGATATATGCACAGAAAACCCCAAACATATACCATAATGTGCAATAACAATCCTGTTGGTATGTTTGGTGTGTTACCTACCAAACAAAATCATAAATACGGAGCTGTTTGGTTTCTTTCAAGTGAATTAGAAAAGAAACAATGGGTATATTTTTCTAAACGTAGCAAGAAATGGTTAGAATATTTGTTAAGCGATTACGAATATGTATTTAATTTGATACCAAAACACAATAAACGAACTGTTAAATGGCTAAAATGGTTAGGTTTTAAATTTAAAAAACAAGAATTAGTTGTTAATGGTGTACAAATGTTGTATTTTTATAGGCATATACATGGGGTATATAAAAGAATACAGCCCCTTTTAGACGATATCGGTCCAGTATGGGCAACCGAAAGTAAGCTAGAAAGGACAACTGTTGATTAACGTAACTAAAAGGAGAGTGTTTAATGGCAACTCAAATTTCGACTGCGTTTATTAAGCAGTTTGAATCCGAAGTCCACATGGCTTACCAAAGAATGGGTTCTAAACTGAAGAATACAGTACGTCAGTCAAACAATGTACAAGGTAGCCAAGCGAGATTCCAGAAAGTAGGTACAGGTACCGCGTCTACAAAATCAAGACATGGTCAAGTTCCAACAATGGAAATTACACATTCTACAGTCGATGTTACTCTTAGCGATTTCTACGCTGCTGATATGGTAGACAAATTAGATGAGCTAAAAACAAACATTGACGAAAGACAAGTGTTAGCTCAATCGGCTGCGGCTGCTTTAGGAAGAAAAGTAGACCAATTACTTATTGACGTGTTAGATGCAGGTTCAAACAGCAACAACGTTGTTCATGGATCAGCAGGTCTTACACTAGCAAAAGCTTTAACTGTTTATGAATCATTCGGTGAAGCTGATGTGCCAGACGATGGTCAAAGATACTTCGTTGTATCTCCAGCAGGATGGGCTGATTTATTACAAATCGACCAATTCTCAAGAATGGAGTACGTTGGCGAGGGTGACTTACCATATGCTGGTGGCATGACTGCTAAACGTTGGTTAGGCTTTATGTGGTTTACACATTCAGGTCTGTCTGCATCAGGTACCACAAGAGACTGTCACGCGTATCACGCGTCTTCAGTTGGTCTTGCAACAGGTAGTGATATCAGCACAGAAATGAATTATCTACCAGAAAAAGTAAGTAATTTAATAACATCATACTTTAGCGCAGGTGCTGTCATGATTGACAACAACGGTGCTATTGAATGTCAGATAACTGAATAAGGAGGTATAAAATGGCTTTATCATCAAGTTCTTTGAAAAAAATAGCTGGTGCTGGCGATCAGAATCTCTTCGTATATAACAGTTCTGACGCTGTAGCAACAATTGCTGGTTCAGGTTACTTCAACGATGTAACTGATGACCTAAAACAATTTGATATTATTTTAGCTGTAGGTAGTACTGGTGGTACTGCAACAGTAGATGTATTGATTGTTTCAAGTGCAACTGGCGCTGCAACAGTAACAACTACAAACGGAACATAATGTTTCAGGGGCAGGTTCTCATTTTCCCTGCCCCATTTTAAATTATGGCAAACAGCAAGACAGATATATGTAATCAAGCTTTAGTTTTAGTAGGTGCTAATACCATCAACTCTTTTGACGAAAATACAACAGAGGCTAAAGTTTCTAAACAATTATACGATTCAACATTAGAAAACTTGTTGACTAGATGTCGTTGGAGATTTGCTATAAAACAACAACAATTATCTAAATTAACAACAAACCCATTAGGAAGATATGATTCTGCATATTCTGTACCATCAGATGCATTAGTATTAAATACAGTAACTGTCTCAGATTCTGTTATTGAATACGACAGATATGGTAGTGAAATATATACTGATACTACATCAAATGACGTAGTTATAGCTGACTATACTTATCAGCCATCAGAAGCAGATTTTCCTCCATATTTCACACAATCATTAGTTTTTGAATTAGCATCTTTGTTTGCTGGTGCAATAGCTAGAAATGATAGTTTATCTACTTTGTATCAAAATAAAGCAACAGTTCAATTAGCTGTAGCAAAAGCGCAAGATTCACAAGCTCAAACAAACAGACGCGTTGATGTTAATAGATACAGAAATAGGAGGAATAGCGGTAGTCTCGGTACTGTTAAAGCTACTGTATCTTCATAATGCCAGTAACAAGAATACATCAATCTAATTTTAGTGGTGGTGAAGTAGATCCAAATCTAATTTCACGTAATGATTTAAAAGCATATGAAAAATCATTAACAACAGCTAAGAATGTAATATGCAAAAATCAAGGCTCAGTTGAAAGAAGAGGTGGTAGTTACTATCGAGCTAACTTATCTGCTAAATCTAGACTAGAACCTTTTATATTTAGCGGTAGTCAAGAGTATATTTTTGCATTTCAAAATACTCAATTAAAAATATATTCAACTAATGGAACATTATTACAGACTATAACCAGTTGCCCTTGGACTACTGCACAGCTATACGATATTAATTTTACACAACAAGGCGATACTATGATTGTTGTTAATGAAAACTGGATGCCTAGAATTATTAAAAGAACAGGAGCTACTACGTTTTCTTTATCAACTTTTGCTTTTGATGAAAGCGTAAATGGTGAAGAAACTTATCAACCTTATTTTAAGTTTGCTGATAATACAGTAACACTTGATGCTAGCTCGTATACAGCAGGAGCAGGTCGAACCATAACAGCAAGTACTAGTTATTTTACATCTGATTATGTAGGAACACGTCTTAAAATATATAATACAGAAGTTTTAATTACAGGATATACATCTGGAACATCTATTACTGTAACTTTAGAAAAAGATTTAGAAGTAGAATTAGATGAAGATCCATTTGCAACACAAGAGAATTCAGGTGTTGTAAAAGTCACTCATGCAAATCATGGTCTTACAACTGGAGCAACAGTTAATATATCTGGTTCAGAAGCAATTTTTGACGATCAAGGAAATGGATTAGAAGCTTCATCACTTACAGGAGATTTTACAGTAACAGTAGTAGATGATAATCACTACAACATAACAGCAAAACTTCATGGGGGAAGTCCTGATGTAGCAGAAGAATCTGTAGATGGTGGTGGCGTTAGAGTTGTTGTAAAAACACATGCACCTACCAGAGATTGGAAAGAACAAGTATTGTCAGATGTAAATGGATATCCAAAAGCTGTAGCTTTTCATGAACAAAGACTTTATTTTGCTGGAGTAACAAATTTACCAGATTTGATTGCAGCATCTAAAATATCAGATTTTTTTAACTTTGATGTTGGTGATGGTGAAGATGCAGATTCAGTACAAATACAAATAGCATCAGATGAAATCAATGAAATTAGACATTTAATATCTGGTAAAGTACTAGAAATATTAACTAATACAGCAGAATTTTATTTAAAACCACCTATTGGAAAACCTGTAACACCAACAGATATACAGATTATTAGGCAATCTTCTTTAGGTTGTCAGCAAAAAGCTAGGGCAAGAATATTTGATGGAGCTACTTTATTTGTACAAACCAATGGTAAAACAGTAAGAGAATATACTTATAATGCATCTACAGAAGAGTTTGTAACAGCACCAATATCAATATTATCTAGTCATTTAATATCATCACCACAAGATGCAGATAGAATAAAAGCATTAGCAAATAGAGACGAACAACTATATTTGTTAGTAAATGATGATGGAACATTAGCTGTTTTTATATCTCAAAAAGTACAAGAATTACAAGGGTGGGTTCAATGGGTAACAGATGGATCTATAGAATCGGTTTGTTGTACAACAGATTTTATTTATATTGCTGTTAAAAGAACAATAAACGGAACCGATTATTACTATCTGGAACAAATGACATCAGATTCTTTTGATGTTCCTACAGACATGACTGTATCAAAAACATTGTCGGCTAGTTATCAACCTCATGGCTCCCCCCTCATCAATGGCTCGATAACTAGCTCGACAACATTTATTGTTGATGGCTTTACTAATGCTCCATCTGTAGGTGAATCATTTCAATTTGGTGGAATAGGCACCGAATATACAATAAACTCTGTAACAGCTACAGGTAATAGCGGTGAATATGTTGTAGTTATAGATACAGCAGTTAGTCAATCTGACAATACAACATTACAATTTACTACATCTAAAACGTTTACAGGTTTAAACTCTGCACCAGATATGAGAACAAAGACAGTACATGCAACATCAGGTTCTACTGAGGGTGGAAATATTAACTATTATGGCTCTGCAACAGTTGATTCTAATGGAGTAGCTGTATTTGATACACCAGCATCTGCTTGTGATATAGGTTTAAGTTTTGATTTAACTATTAAAACACTACCAATAAATGCAAAAGTTCAATCAACAGGTACTGAGTATCCATTGATAGGCAACCCAACTAAGATTGCTAAAGCAATTATTGAGCTATCAAGTTCATATAATTTACAAGTAAATGGTAATGATGTGTTAATTAATGAAACAAATATAGATACATCTAGCACACTTCCTAGTTATACTGGTAAAAAAGATGTATATTTTTTAGGATATAATAGTGAACCAACTATTGAAATAACACAAACAGCTCCATTACCATTAAGAGTATTAGGAATAACAAGTGAGGTATATTATTAATGTGTGATCCAGTAACATTAACAGCAGTATCAACTGGTATGTCTTATGCTGGAGGCAGTAGTTTATTAGCTGGAACATCAATGGGAGCAGGACTTATTAATGCTTCTACGTATATAAATTCATCAAGTCAAATATTTAAAGCTAGTCAAGCAATATCATCAACAACTAGTGGATTATTATCTAGCCCATTTACTAGTGTTGGATTATCACTAATGTCATACAATTCAGAAAGAACGCGTGCTGGATTTGAAATAGCACAAGCTAGATATCAACAACAACAATACAAAGAAGAAATAGAAAAACAAAGACTAGAACAAATGATGCGAGAAAATGAACGTAAGCGTAGATACATGAGTGAGTTTTCAAGCAATCAAGCAATTGCAGCCGCATCTGGTATAGATATAGCATCAGCTAGTTATCAAGCATTATTTAAATCAAACAGAGAAACATACCTAAGAGATAGAGATGCTATTAGAATGTCATCTTTAGATGAAATAGTACAGTCAAGAAAAAATCTAGAATTAGCTGGAATGAAAGAACGTGAAGCAACAACACTATCTAAAACAACATCTGCTATTTCATTGGGTAGAGGATTGTTGAAAACAAAACAATTATTTGAGGAAAAATAGTGGCACTTAAAACAGAAAAAAGATTTTTTGATTATCAAAATAGAATAGGTGTTAGTCGTGGTGGTGACTTTGACACAATGCAATCTTATTCAAGAAGAGAAGCTCAAGAGTTTGATAACTTAATGAGAGAGCAATCGAACATTGCGTTACGAGAATTACAAGAAGCTGGTGAAGAAAGAGGTTTACTTGAAGCTAATAGATATCAAATTACATATGAAGATATAGAGATACCTAATAGTGATGGCACAAGTAGTACATTATCTATACCTAAAAAGTATGATGTTCCAGTAGGACTTACAGGCAAAACTGCAATTAAAACATTTAAAGCTCAAGCACATAAACGATATATGGCTGAGTTAACACTTGGCAATACTAAAATTATTAATGAAGTGTATAATGATTTTTCATCTGGCAATGGCGATCCTGCTCAGTTTAATGATTTTTTATCAGAAAGACTTAGTGTTGTTTACGAACAACTAGATCCTGAAACTAGAAGTCTTTTAAAATTACAAGACGAAAAAGACATACTAGAAAAAACACAACGTTTAGGTTTTCAATTCCAGAAAAACAGAAAAGAAAGAATAACTGGTGAAATATCAGCAGATAATTTAGATATTATAAATTCAAGAAATAGATTTATATTATTCGATGGAAATGTAGGAGTAAAAGATAATTACAATCATCAAAAAAAATATTTTAAAAACATTGATGAGTTAGTAATCAGTAATATTATTAGCAAAGAAGATGCAAGAAAACTAAAAGATGACTACAACGATGAATCTAAATCTTTACAAAGTATCCACGATTTATTTAAATCTAAATTTTCTTTTTTAAGTGACAATGAAAACCCAACATCTAAAGATTTAGATAACTTATTAAAACTAGAAAACTTTTTAAGTGACGAAAAAATATCAAGTTTAGTTATAGATGGTGTAACTGTAACTAGAGAAGATGTTATCAAAGCATCAGGCAAAAATGTTAATAAAAACATAAAAAAATATAAAACAATGATGAAGTCTAAGGTTGCTTCATATCAAAACTCAGCAACAAAAACTATAGAAAAAGCACAAATACAAACAGGAATTGATAGTTTTTCTGAAAGTCAAGGTTATATATTTGGAACTGGAACTGGTAAAAAGAAAAGAGAACTTGCAACAAAAAATCAACAAGAATTATATGAAGCATGGTCTAGTACACAAGATGGCACAGAAAAACACATACCATATTATAAACTAAGCGAAGACCAAGAAACATTAAACAAATGGAATATGCATAGATTTAAATATGGAATTATAAGTAATCAAGAGTTAAATTCATTATTGTCTACTCTACAATCAAATGATCCAGACATATTTTTAAAAACAATAAACTCACAAGAGTTACAAATAATGGCAAATAACTATGACCAATATGATTTAACAGGAGAACAAAAAACCTTAATACATAAATACTATGACTATAAAGATGTGCCACAACAAGAACAAGTAAGTAGATTTCAAATGGCGCAAGAAAAAAAAATGCCTGGCGCAAAAGAACCACAGCTTTTAACAGATAAACTTAAATCATTAATAAACTCAGATGATTATAACACTACAACAAAATTATTTGATCAAGTTAATGCATCTATCACAGAATTTGTAGGCTCAAAGTATGATGATTCAGATGTAGTATTTAATATTGTAGCAATAAATAAAGTAAAAAATGAAGTATCTAAAAGAGTAATGAGCATGGACGGTAATCAACTTACTAAAGAAGACATAGATAATATGGTAAAAAATGAAATTAATGAATTAAATAATCCAAACAATAAAGATTGGGGATTTAGTGAATTTGGAAAACCAGCAACATCTCAACCAATATCATTCAAAGGTGGCAATAAAGTAGGTTTTGTAAGATATCCAATAGAAAAAAATGAAAAAGTTTCAGATGTTTTAAAAACAGATGAGGGAAAAGAAAAATTATATACAATAATGAGAGCAAAATGGAAAGGAACATTAAAGAAAAAAGTTAATAATCAACCTTTAAATTATTTTCCAGATAGTACTTTTATTGATGGATATGGAACACAAACAGAACCTAAGCTTGGTTTACGTGGCAGATTAAAAAATAATGGAACAGTAGAATATATAATTGTTTATTACTCTGACGGAATAGAATACACACTTCAAGAAGATGCAAATCAAACACTTACATTAGATGATACCGACTTAGAGATTTTACGTAATGAGTGAATATCAATTTAGAAAAAATAATTATTTTACAGCCCCTATTAAAGATAGGGGTTTTATGTCTGATGTTTCAGACGAATTTTGGCTTACATGGTATGGTCAATTAATAGAAGATGAGTTTGTACG